GGCCGTCTGTTTCCTGCGGCACATGGCTGATAACAAGCCCGGTGGCGATGCGCACATCGCCCGTGAGCGCGCCGCCCAGATGGCACAGCGTGCGCAGGATGCTGGATTTGCCCGCGCCGTTTTGACCGGTCAGCGCCACACGGTCGCCCTGACGGATCTCGAACCGGATCCCTTCGCATACCGCGTTCGACGGCTGATGCCGTTGGAGTGCGCACGGCTGCAGGGCTTCCCGGACTGGTGGTGCGCAGACCTCGGCACCGACAGCCCGGACGAGAGCGAGATCGACTTCTGGGCCGGCGTGTTCGAGCATCACCGGCGGCTGGTCACCCACGCGGGGAAACCACGGACGCGCAGGCAGATCGTCAAGTGGCTGCGGCATCCGCACACCGACGGCGCTGAATATAAACTCTGGGGCAATGGCTGCGCGTTGCCCTGCGTTTACTTTGTGATGGCTGGCATCGCAAAGGTAAACGGCGAACGGCTTTAGGTCGACTGATATCTGTCGGCTTGAAGTAGGCATAGATGCTGGCTACAGCATGGCGCGGAGTTGCTATCCCGCTCCGCGCTTCTATGCCTCAATATTTTTTATTGAATAATTATTTCCGCACGGCGGGGATTATTATTTTATTCAATATAAATGTTTTTCGGGGAATGTTGTCCCGTCAAGTGGAGGATTATTGTATGCCGCACTCACCGAGAAAACCGTGTGGCCATCCGGGCTGCAATAAACTTGTAGCTCCAAACAAGATGTACTGCGAGGAGCATTCCCCGCAGTACGCAAGATCTGCGGCGGCGCGTGGTTACGACACAGCGTGGAACAGAGCCAGGCGTGACTACCTCGCAGCCCATCCACTGTGCGTCATGTGTATGGCACAAGGCAAGTACACCAAGGCGACGGTGGTCGACCACATCAAGCCTCACCGCGGCGACCGTGCGCTGTTCTGGGACCGCGACAACTGGCAAGCACTGTGCAAGTCATGCCACGACAGCAAGACAGGCAGAGAAGACAGTAGGCCCCTATACCACTACTGACCGCCACCCCAGGGGGTATCTCCATCTCTACCACCCTTCTCCTACAGACCGGCGGCCAGTCTCGAAAACATTTTTTGAGGTTCAAACAGGGGATTACCCCCCGCTGACCGTAAGAAGAAGGTGAAAATATGTCGAAGGACGGCACCAACAGGGGCGGCAGACGTCCTCGCTCTGGTCCGTCAAAGGATGGGCTGGCTGAAAAGGCCCTCAATGGACGTCCAGCAGAGGTGATGGCGTTTCCAGTAACACCCATAGGCGCTGGAGAGCTGCCGGAAGGCGCTGATCTTGAGGGAGCCGATATCCCAGAACCGAGCGCCTACCTATCCGCGAAGCAGAACAATGGCAAGCCGCTGGGTGCTGACGCCATCTACAAGGAAACGATGGCATGGCTCAAGGCGCGAGGCTGTGATACTCTGGTAAACCCGCGACAGGTCGAAAGCTATTCCGAGGCGTTTGCGAGGTACATTCAATGCTCTGAAGCACTGAGCAAGTATGGACTTATAGGCAAGCATCCAACAACAAAGCTGGCAACAACAAGCCCTTTTGTGTCCATGGAGTTGCAGTACCAGAAGCAAGCTAACATCATCTGGTATGAGATTTTCAGTATTGTAAAAGAGAATAGCCTGACGCCTTATGAGGGAATGCCGAAAAACAGCATGGAATCGCTTCTGAAAGGTGGGCGCGAAGGATGGTAGACTACAAGCCCACCCGGTTCATGTTGAAAACCAGCAGGTACAGCGAAAAGGCGGCAGATCATGCTGTCAATTTCATTCAATGCCTGTCACACACAAAAGGCCGGTGGGCTGGAAAGCCTTTTTATCTCATGCCATGGCAGGAACGCATCATCCGTGATGTGTTTGGTACGCTCAAGGCAAACGGCTACCGGCAGTTCAATACCGCATACATTGAGATTCCAAAGAAAAACGGAAAATCGGAACTGGCGGCGGCAGTTGCCATCCTGCTCCTTTGCGGCGACTTTGAAGACGGCGCAGAAATATACGGCTGTGCTGCTGATCGGCAGCAGGCCACCATCGTTTTTGATGTGGCTGCGGCTATGATCGAGAATTCTCCGACGCTGTCAAAATACTGCAAAGTCAATAAGTCCTCGAAGCGTATCACATTCCTGCCAAGAAATAGCTTTTACCAGGTGCTTTCTGCCGAGGCATATTCCAAACATGGATTCAATGTGCATGGTGTCGTTTTTGACGAGCTTCACGCCCAGCAGAACCGTAACCTTTTCGATGTAATGACAAAAGGCTCCGGCGATGCCAGGACGCAGCCGCTATACTTCCTGATCACAACGGCGGGCACAGACACACATTCCATTTGCTATGAGCAGCATCAGAAAGCACTGGATATCCTCGCCGGAAGGAAAGTTGACCCGACTTTCTATCCGTGTATCTATGGTGCGGCTGATAATGATGACTGGACGGACCCGGAGACATGGAAACGCGCAAACCCATCGCTGGGTGAGACCATAACCATCGACAAGGTGGAAGCTGCATGCGAAAGCGCAAAGCAGAATCCTGCGGAGGAGAATGTGTTTCGCCAGCTTCGTCTGAACCAGTGGGTGAAACAGGCTGTGCGGTGGATGCCGATGGCAGAATGGGACGCCTGTGCTTTCCCTGTAAACCCTGACGAGTTGGAAGGTCGAATTTGCTACGGCGGGCTTGACCTTTCCAGTACGACAGACATCACGGCATTTGTTTTGGTATTCCCTCCGCTGGATGAAGAAGACAGATTCATCATTTTGCCATTTTTCTGGATACCAGAAGAAAACCTCGAAAAACGTGTCCGGCGTGATCATGTCCCATATGATGTGTGGGAAAAGCAAGGATTCTTGATTACCACGGAAGGCAATGTCGTGCATTACGGATACATCGAGAAATTCATCGAGAACCTGGGCGAACTGTATAACATCAACGAGATAGCTTTTGACAGATGGGGAGCGACCCAAATGGTACAGAACCTTGAAGGTATGGGCTTTACAGTAGTGCCTTTCGGTCAAGGTTTCAAGAACATGACACCGCCGACCAGGGAGCTATTCAAGCTGACGCTGGAACGCAAGATTGCTCATGGCGGGAATCCAGTCCTGCAATGGATGATGGACAACGTCGTTGTCAGAACCGACCCTTCCGGTAACATAAAAGCAGATAAAGAAAAGAGCACAGAGAAGATCGATGGCGTTATCGCAACGATCATGGCTCTTGATCGTGCGCTGGTCAACGGGAACAACCCGCAGACGAGCGTATATGACGATCATGGCATCATGTTTATTTAAGGGGTGAGTGAATATGGGAATCCTGTCCTCCATCTTCCGGGCTCGTGACAAGCCCATGGAAAACACTACCAATGGCAGCGCTTACTGGTTTTTTCCGGGGATGTCCAATTCTGGAAAGACGGTGACGCAGAAAACCTCGATGCAGATCACGGCTGTGTATGCCTGTGTTCGCATCCTCGCGGAAACCATCGCCGATCTTCCACTCCACGTCTACAAGTACAAGGACGGCGGCAAGGAGATGGCGCTGGAGCATCCGCTTTACAAGCTGTTGCACGATGAGCCGAACCCGGAGATGACCAGCTTCATCTTCCGGGAGACGCTTATGACGCATCTGCTTCTGTGGGGTAACGCCTACAGCCAGATCATCCGCAACGGCAAGGGTGAAGTCCTCGGTTTGTACCCTCTCATGCCTGATCGTATGCAGGTTGACAGGGACAGCGCCGGCAATCTCTATTATCAATACCAGGTGTATACCGAGGACGGTGTCAAGTTGAAGAAAGGCACCGTGAAGCTTTCGCCTTATGAGGTGCTGCACGTTCCCGGCCTGGGCTTCGACGGCCTGGTTGGATATTCGCCGATTGCGATGGCAAAGAACGCCATCGGCATGAGCATCGCCGCGGAGGAATATGGAGCAAAGTTTTTCTCGAACAATGCCACTCCCGGCGGCATCCTGGAATACCCCGGTGTTATCAAAGACCACGAAAAGGTGCGCGAGAGCTGGCGCAAAGGATTTGGTGGCAGCTCCAACGCGCAGAACGTTGCCATTTTGGAGCAGGGCATGAAATTTACGCCTATCTCCATTTCGCCGGAACAGGCGCAGTTCCTTGAAACGCGCAAGTTCCAAATCGATGAAATTGCCCGCCTGTTCCGCATACCGCCGCACATGGTCGGCGACCTGGAAAAGTCGAGCTTTTCTAATATCGAGCAGCAATCCCTTGAATTTGTGAAGTATACGCTCAATCCCTGGGTGAGCCGCTGGGAGCAGTCCATGTGTCGCTCCCTCTTGCAGCCAGCCGAAAAGGGAAAGGTATTCATCAAATTCAACGTGGACGGCCTTCTGCGCGGTGATTATCAGTCCCGCATGAACGGCTACGCCGTCGGACGCCAGAATGGGTGGATGTCCGCAAATGACATCCGAGAGCTGGAGAACATGGACAGGATTCCCGCAGATCAAGGCGGCGATGACTACCTGGTCAACGGCAACATGATACCCATTACTCAGGCAAGGAAGGGGGCGTCGGAATGAAGTGATGACGCCCGCAAAACGTAGAGAA